AGCTTGACGAGCTTAAAAAGCTGTATGGTGGGCCTCCACCAACCGCATTGATTGATGCGGACACAGGAGTGGTGATTGAAAGTGCAGCAAGAGAAAAAGATCCTGAGTTCGACGCGGGAGTGGAGCAGCCTCCGCTTGACATCTTTGAGCGAGGTTTGGGGGGATCAGATGACGCCTGAAGCTAGGTTTTCGGCTAGGGTGAAAGCCGGCCTTGTCAATTGCGCAGTTGAACGCATTGAGAATCGTGTCAACCTTGGCATTCCTGACATGTTGGTGGGTGTCGGGGAATACTTTGTTTTGATGGAATTGAAAGTGGTGACCAAGGGCTTGAAAGTGGGATTGCGTCCCCATCAAATTGCTTTCATGACTCGGCATGCTGCCAAGGATAGGCCTTGCTTCATTCTTGTTCTTGACGCTGGTAATACACTACGCCCCTCAACCATTCGTTTGTATCAGGGGAGTGAGGCCATGAAATTGGCGGCAGAGGGCATAAAGCTTGAGCCCTTCAAGTGTTGGCCCTCTCGGGGGATGCCATGGGCGGAACTAGAGGAAACCCTAGGTTTAGTAAAATAAATGTAAATAAGTGTTGCAAGGTGTCAAAACCCTGCTATACTGGCGATGCCGGTGCCTGATCCGGTGTTTAGAAAGAAGAGTGATTATGAAAAATTTATCAGTTAATTTACTTGACGACGATGTCAAGCTAGGCCGTGTGGCCACTGTCCACATTGGCAAAAACAACGGGTTTGTTGAGGTATATCTCACTCGTGGTGATCTTGTTGTGATTGTCTTTGATGCCAACGGCGACATTGTCCATTCCTTCGATACGCCTTGGGGGAAAAAATGAAAAAGTTGACTATTGAACAACGGGCTTTTTTAGAGGCATACGACAATGCCGTTGCCAGTGCCCCTCGCGATGAGGTGGTTCGCTTTTTGACAGTGACTTCTGAAGAGCGCAGCAGCCGCGCTTTTTATGATTCTATGTCGGACATTTATACGTCAATTTTTGATGCATGGGAGGTTTGGAATCAGGCGCTGAAATTTGCTCGCGCTGACAAGGGTATGACAGTTGGCAAATTGTCGGCTGCGCTCGCTAATTTGCCGCAAGATTTGCCCATTGTGATTTGGGATGCCGGCACCCGTTTAGGGCTTGCTCATGTTGACGATAGCTTTGTTGAAGACGATTACCCGCGTGTTGAGTTCAACACCGACCGCGACGATTAACCCAGAAAGGATAGAAAATGCCAATTTATAAGTATGACGTGTGCTTTCCCAATTCCCAGAGTGTGATTCGCACCTTCCCCTCCCTTGTCCGCGCTCGTGACTTTATGCGCGTTATGTCCGCCGATGACTTGCCTTTTTTGGTTATGCCATGGGACGAAAACAGTAGCCCCTTAATTGTGCGACGCGTGAAAACCCCTAGAAAATATCACACACAAAAGGCAGTAAAGCTTGATATAATTGGTCCCTCACAACAGAAAGGATAGAGAAAATGTTAAAAACAGTCAAAATTAGCGCCAACAGCAAAACCGGCCCAATAGCTGTTACTTATCGCAGCGGCGAGCATGAAACCTATGGCACGTGCCCGACTAGCTGCAGTCTGCACCCTAAAAGCGAAACCGGCACATCACAAATTGATAGCGATTATTTACAGGCCGTTTTTGATAGCGTCCCGCGTGGTGGTCAAGCATGGACTTATTCGCATTTTGCTGCTGAAGCCTTACCTTTTCCGCAGCCAAATAAAACAGTTATAAATGCGAGTTGTGATACAACAGCAGAAGCAGTGCGCGCTTTTGAATTAGGCCGTCCCGCTGTGTATGCTGCGCCCCTAGAAACGGCGGACCAATGGCCGCAAAAAATCCATGGCATTAATTTTGTGCAATGCCCTGTAGAAAAGGCCGACAATTTTAATTGTCAGCAGTGCGGCGGTGGCCGTCCCTTGTGTGCGCGCCCCTTCCGTAATTTTGTCGTTGTTTTTGTTGCTCATGGCACCGGAAAAAAGAAAGTAGGAAAGGATGAAAAGGGGGGCTGTTATGCTGCGAGCGGCCCGACAGCGATTCAATGGCACAACACTAGAAAAAACGGCGCGCCTAATGATGCGGCGGCTTTGCGTTCTTTTGTCCGCGGCTTGCCTTATGGCTCTTTTTTGCGCCACCATATCGCGGGCGATGTTGGCCTAGAAGTGGGGGCCCCTTGATAATTGTTGCAATAGGAATTTTTTTATTGCTCTGGTGGTTTATTGATAAGTTTGAAAAATAAATTGTAAATAAATGTTGCAGGGTGTAAAAAGTATGTATAATTCACGTACCGGCACAAATAACCGGTTTTTATCAACTCAGAAAGGATAGCGAAAATGACTCACATGATTGACACAACAACGGGAACAGCGGCAATTGCATACAGCGGCCAAGCCCCTTGGCATAAGTTAGGCCAACAATTGACAGCGGGCGCGACAATTCAGGAATGGACACAACAGGCCGGTCTTGCTTATGACGTATTAGAAAGCCCTGTTTTATTCAAAACATTGTCAACAAGTGCTCCCCAAGCTTGGGCGGATCGAAAGGTTTTGCACCGTAGCGACACCGGCGCGCCCTTGGCTGTAGTTTCACGCGGGTATAACGTAGTGCAGCCCTCACAGGTAATGGGGTTTTTTAGTAAGCTTGTGGATCTTGGCGGGTTCACCATGGAAACCGCCGGAGCCCTTAGTTATGGCCGGAGGGTTTGGGCACTAGCAAAAGTGAATGAAGGGGCCGATATCGTCGAAGGCGATACAGTGCGCCCTTATGTTTTGCTTGGCACGTCATATGACGGAACCATGGCCACAATTGCAAAATTCACCAGTGTGCGCGTGGTGTGCAATAACACAATTACGGCGGCCATTAACAGCGGCGAATCACAAATTAGGGTTTTGCACAGTGAGCGATTCGACGCGGACAATGTCCGGCTGCAGCTTGGAATTGTCGCGAATCAGTGGGAGCGATTCCTAGTGCAATCGCGCAAGTTGGCCGGTGAAAGTATGACGGGCGAACAGTGCGACGCGTTCGTGACTGAATTATTGAAGCCCTATCACACCGGCAAAATCGAGATTAAAGACAGCCGCGCATTTAAGCGAATCATTGAATTATTTAATGGGCGCGCTATCGGTTCCGATATTGTGGGCGTGGCCGGCACGCGGTGGGCGGCATTAAATGCGGTCACTGAATTAGTAGATCATGAGCGGGGCCGCTCTGACAATACCCGCATTGAATCGGCTTGGTTCGGAACCGGTGCGGCCTTGAAAAATAGGGCGCTGGAATTGCTGTCTGCTTAACCAGTGCAATTAGCCGACCGACCGGTTGGGTTTTCGCTCTTAAAATGTGCGTTTTCCCGACCGACCGGTTGGTTAATGAATACCCTATAAACTAGGCCCTTGGCCCCTGATGCTTGCTTGCTTGGGCGTGGCGCGTGGCCCTTGGGCCTTGCTCCATGGGCGGTGGCCCATGGCCCGCGGGCCGTTAGGCCCGCGGGGTTTTTCGCTCTGCTGCCGTTTTGTTTTTCTTGAATTTTTCCCTTGATAGGTGGTGGCGGGGGTGGGTGGGCCCGCTGATCTTTTTTGTTTTTATTTGTTGCAAGTGGCTGGCGCTGTGCTATAATTCAATCACTGGATCAGCCGGTCTGGTACAACCCTAGAAAGAAGAGAGAACGCAATGACAAACCCAGTTTCCCCTTTCCGCAATAACCTGTTTGCATCACGTGGATGTGACATTCAAGCCGCATTAGATTATGTGGATCAATTGGCCACTGCATCCACTGATCCAGTGGCCGTGCAAACAGCGGCCCGTGTTCTACTGAATACTATTGACAGTGCAGTAACCCAGTCCCAAGGCCCGAGCCCCGTAGAAGAAGCATTGTTTGCCATCATTGATAAACGTATTGCTGTTTTGCAGATTAACACCCAAGTTGAAATCAATGCATCAATTGACGACTGGATGGATAACAACCTGCGCGACAAGATGATGGACATCTTGGCCAACGAAGATATCGACGACGACATCAGCAACTGGATGTCGAACAATTTTGACATCACCGATTACAACGTGGACGATGCAATAGAATCATGGGCCGAGAATAATCTAGATGAAAAGATTAGCGAAGCAATAAATAATTTAACATTTAACGTAACGCTAAGTTAATCCGTAGTATAATCAACGTACTGGGTCAACCGGCCCAGTACAACCTTAGAAAGAAGAGATCATGAAAACAGTAACTGTAATTGCAATTGATGGTAACAAGTTCGGTTTACCCGAGGGCCTTGTTAAAAAAGACGTTCACGAACTAATTGGGTTCTTGCATAGTCTGACAGCAATCAGCACCCAGTATGACTGGGAAACCAGTCAAGACTTGTGCGTGTATGACAACGGCCCAGTGACAATTAAAGTGTCACAGGAAGAAATCACCGACAAGGCCGAGGCCCGTAGACTTGGCAAGGAAAGCCAAGAGCGATACGAAACCAAGAAGGCCCAAGAGAAATTAGACAAGGCCACGGCCCAGTAAGCGCTGGTCTAGGTTGTATGTACATACAACCTAGAAATCACAAACCCGAAGGCAGCCGACAGGCTGCCTTTTTTGTCAGCCGGTGTATTACTATACAGAGTATAGTAATACAGGGCCTGTGGCCCTGTATGCATAGCACAGAGACCGATGGCGCGCCATCGGTGTTTACCCTTACTCTTTTTTTTCTTATTTTTTCCCTCATAGGTGGTGGCGGGGGTGGGTGGGCCCGCCTGTTACTCTCTGTCTGTGTATTTAGATTGGTATTTGGAAAGGGGGGAGGGCCATTTTCGGTACGTCAACGACAGGCAAAACCTTCGCCTTGTTTCTGCCAAATTTAGAACTTGTTTAAACTTGACCTCCCCAAAACACCCCCCTTGTTGTTTTAAATGCAATCAGGGGTTATATTTATGCAAATTTCAAAACGTGGCCTATGCACTCTACAAAACCCGATGACGTACAAGACGAGCAGCTAAGGCTAGAACTTCGTCTTCGATTGCTAGAAGCTCAGGACAGAGCAACCACTGACTTCCTGTCCTTCTGCCAGTACGTCTGGCCCGAGATGATTGTCGGGGAACACCATCGGCGTATCGCTAAAGCCCTTGACCGTGTCATTACAGGCGAGTGCAAACGCTTGATGATCGCGATGCCCCCGCGCCACGGTAAGTCACAGTTGGGTAGTTATCTGTTTCCGGCGTATCTTATGGGCCGGAGCCCTGATACTAAACTCATTGTCGGCTCTCACACTGCTGAGTTAGCGCAGCGTTTTGGCCGAATGATTAG